GTCATCGGCAAGCCACGCCTTCTCGACGACGCCAAGGATCACATCCTTCACAGACCCGTAAGCGTCGTGATTGTCAACCAGCGGAGCGCCGGAGTTGAAGCGGCCGAGCCGGACGGATTCCTTCTCGAGCGAGAAGGCAAGCTCGTAAGGGTCGTCAAACAGGGGGAACCGCTGCACGCTTGCGCCCGAGTAGAACCGCACTTCGACGGTGCGCGATTCCTCATCGAGCGTCTCCGGTGCGACATCGACCTGAGCTCGCAGTTTCGGCAGCGCGAGATCACGCGGCAGCGGTTTCATCCGTTTCCTCCTGCGGCTCGTCCGTCGTGGGGTCTCCGGCCTGTTGCATCGGCGGGATGCTCGTCAGGGAAATCCCACGTCGCTTCGCTTCCTTTTGGAACGCTTCGATTTCATCGAGCATTTCACCCGGGTCGTAACCATCGCGACGCATTGTCGTCTGGTAAGACATGAGGCCCGATTGGATTGCCTCCACCTGGGCAGGAATCTCTTTCGCCGGGTCGAGCAAACCGAATCGCGGCGGCGTGTAGGTCCACATCACACCCGGAGCAATCGCGCTATCCACACTTGCCGCCTCGAGCGTGAAACGGTCGCAGATCGGGCGGCACACCTGAGGGATCAACCAGTTCCACTGATCCTTTTCGATCATTCCGCGGAACTGCACCAGCCCGCCGCGGTGACTCGTGTAGTTCACTTCCCTGAGGTCGGTGCTGAGCAGTTCATACGGCATATCAAGACCGGCAGCGATGGCATGCAACTGCACGGTCGTGAAATCACGGTAATCACTCGACGGCTTCGGGTCGGCCGTCGCGACGGATTCGCCCGGCTTGAGATAAGAAATCAGGCCGGGCTCTAGGTATTCGCGCCGGTTGCCGTCGTCGTCCGTCTCGGTGCGCGTGAGGCTCGCCGCCGGGAGTCCGCTGGCGGTCGTTACAAACGCGGCGAGACACGCCGAGACCTTTTTTCTCATCACCTCGGCATTGTCGTAATCGTCGAGGGCAAGAAGGCGCAGCATGACGGGTGCAAAGTCCGTCATGCCTCGGGTTTGCCCCGGACGCAGAGGCTTGTAGTAGTGCAGTACCTCGGAGGCCGGTACCGGAGTGCTCTGGTATCCGCGCCGGAGACTGCGCGGCGAATCATCTCCGGGGTGAGAGTCATATAGCCAGTAGGCGACCGGCCGGTTCTGCTGGTACTCGATCCCGTGCTTGACGATGTTTCCGTTGTCCATCACTAGATGACGGGTGGTGTCGATGTAGTCGGGCTCGAGCACCATCAACCGGAACGGAACATCCATCGGGCCATTCATCGACCACGGAATAAACCGGATCAGCGCCTCGCCAGCCTCCGCTCGCGTTCGCTCGGCGAGCTCTTGCACGGCATAGAGGTTGAGCTTCCCCGTTACGTCGCAGTTTTCGATCCACCGCTTCCAGCGCTCGGCAAGCCGAGCGTTCTTCCGCAGGTTCGGCCGGCGACCTCCGAGCATCGTGTCGGCAGGCGAACATATGATGCCCGTACCGATCTTGTTGCTGACGATGACCGACAATGCCTTCGCGGCGTGCGGGTTGTTTCGCACCAGGTCGCGCGCACGATCTCGCATGATCCCGTGTTGACGCGTCACCTCGACATCGGCGGACGAACCGGACGGCGTTCGCCAACCTTCAGTGCGGCGACCCGAAGTCGCACCTTCGTACGACAGCGCAGCGATGAGCGCTCGCGCTTTCGCACGCCTCGCGCCCCAGCCCGGAGCCAGTGACGCAATGCCGCGCTCTAGCCAATTGGGGCTAGCCACGCGAAAAACTCACCAGCGTGCTACGCCCGTCCGAAGTGGAGCTGCCCGATCCAGCGACTTCCGCCTCCATCGCCTGGAGCGCCTCGAGCATCGAGCGCGTGTCCTGGTACGAAATCGTCTTGTCGGCGTAGGCAACCGTTTTGGTGCCAGAGGCAATGGCGGCCTTGAGTCGGTCCACATCGGCCTGCGTCCACGCCATCGCCTACCTCCGCGACTCTGGACGCCTAGCGGCGACGAATCCGCTCGATCATTCGACGCAGCATTCGCGGCGCGTCCGTCTCCGACACGTCATCGACGATCGCATTCAGGTCGGAAATCAACTGCTCGTATTCCGTGGGCGCCTTGCCTTGTGCCGCGTCGCTCGCCTCGTCCATCGGGTTTGCGTTTTTTTCTTTCGCCACGCTTCCTCCCATCACTTGATCCATCCCCGCGTGTCGCCAAGCCAACCCGGAGCTACCGGAGACCGTCTAGGCTTGCCCGAGTCACGTCTCGTGAGTGCGGAGGGGGAAGGAATCGCCGCCTCGTGAAACAACACGCGACTCGGCAGCTCGAGAACCGCCGTTTCGAGGTCGTACCCCATGGCCCGGAGCCCGCACAACGCGGCATAGGCGTAGACGGCGCAGTCAAGCTCCTCATTGCGCTTGCCACTCGGTAGGAACCACTCGCGCTCAGTGAACCCGCTCCGTTTGTTGACCTTCGGACGCATTCGCTCGGCGACGAGCGACGCCGCATCGGCCTCGGACAAGTCCATGCCAAGGTGAAGGAAGCCAGGGCCGGGCTCCGCGATGCTCAGTCGGCCGTAAATCTGCTCTTTTGCCGGGTCCACACGAATGATCCAGAGCGGCACCTTCTGCGTCACCGTACTATGCGCGCGCGGCCAGACCTCACCGGCGCCCTTGCTGCCCTTCACCGCGAAAACGAAGGCGCGTCCTCCGTCCGGCGTCACCCGTCGAAAGCGTGGCGCGCAGAAGTCGTAGGCCGACTGCGTGTGGTGGCCGCCCGTGTCCACGCACGCACCGCGGATGAAATCCATGCCGCCCGCAGCACGCGGCCACGGCGCCAGTAGGAATCGGTCAAGATCCTCCCACACGGCTACTGAAGACGGGTCGCCGTAGAGAATCGTCTTTCCGAGCCGCCAGGATTCTTCGCCGTGCGCGTAGCCGTACACCACGGCCTCGATGCGGTTATCCTGAATGTCGATCCCGGCCGTCAGCAGCGCGACCGAGGCCGGAATGACGGCCCGCTCGCCGCGGTATTCGAACGTCTCGCGGCGGGCGAGAAGTCCCGTCTCGTCTACACCCTTCGCGAATCGCTGTTCATCCCACCACTCGGCGAGAACCGTGTTGACGAAGACCTTGAGCTCTTCTTGGTTTCCCTGTGCATTGACCCAGCGACGCACGATGTTGTCGAGGCGCCGGCCGAGAATCGCAAGACCCGAGACCCGGAAGCCTTTGGTCCCCGTGAACTCGCCCTGCGGCACGAACCGGCCCGACTCGCTCGCCTTCCAGCGCGCAACGTCGTCCCATTCGGCACCGCAATGCTCGCAGATGTAGACGGCCGTCTCGGGCACCGCCTCGCCGTCTTCGTCCTTCTGCCACTGCACCTGAGACCACCGAAGCGGCTGATCGCGCCCGCACTCGCCGCACGGAACGAACCACTCGTTTTGGTCGCTCTTCTTCCAGAGCCGCAGCAGCCGGCTGGTTTCGCTCGTCCCGGGCGAACTCGAGTAGACGTGAACCGCGTTCCAGTACGCGCTCGTGCGCGTCTCTGCCAGCGCGACCGGATCGCCCTCCGTACCCGCACTCGCCGGAAAGCGGTCGATCTCATCGAACAGCGCCACTCGCTTCGGGTGCATCGAAAGGCCGCCGGCGCTGTTTGCGCCGACCATCGTCAGCTCGCCGCCGGGATACATCTTGTCGCGGATCGTGTTTCCGCTGTCCCGCGTCCGCGCATCCGCGATCCGCTCGCGCAGGCTGCGGCACTCGCGAATCATCGCCGAGACGCGGTGCTTGCTGATCGCCTCGGCCATTTCGACGTTGTATGTGACTAAAATCTGCGGCGCGGGATCCGCGTCCGCATAGTAGCCCATTGCATTCAGAAGGATTTCGGTCTTGCCGCCGCCTTGGCTCGCCGCAACGAACACGACGCCATCAACACCGGGCTGACCGATCGCCTCGAGCACAGGCCGCTGGTACGGCTTGCTCCGCCAGAGCCCCGGCTCCGGATTACCCGGCGGCAGCACCCTCCGCTGCTCCGCCCACTCCGCCACGTTCAGCTTCGGCGGCGGCCGCATCGCGGACAGCGCGAGACCTACGCTCTTCCACGTTCGCGGCTGCGCGCCGTCCAGCCTCAGCGAGATCGTTGAGGGCATCGTGGAGCCCTCGCTCGATGATCGCCTGGCATCCATGCGGACTCGTCTCCGACGCACACTCCGATGCGACCTTCGCCGGAACCGCGAGAATGCGGGCCTGCGTCGCCGTCGCGAGACCGATCAGCCCAGCGTCCTGATCCGACGCCGGCACCAGCTCCCCGCGAAGCTCCGCGTTCTTGAGCGCTTGCGCGTCCGCCCGCTCCTTCGCGAGCCGCGCGTTCTCGGCCGTGAGGTCAAGTCCTTCCTCGCCGAAGATCCGCGGCAA